TGTAGCAAAATAGGTATTAATTCTACTATTTATTAATGTAGTAATATCTTCAGATGTTTTAGTTGTCATATTAGGGTCAAATAGTACACTTGCCACTATAGAAACATAAAGATATTCTGGGTCCACAAACTGGGGTTGAATAGCTACTATTTGCTTACTTTTAAGAATAGTATTTTTAATGCTTTCTTTTGTATTATCTGAAATTGTATAACCAGCATACGGTTTCAAGGAAATTAATACTTTACCAAATATAGGAGGTATATTTTCTTCTCCACCCCAAACCGAAACCGATTCAGCTCCTGCATATTGAGCTAAAATTAAACTTTCGTAATCTACTGCTGTTACTGCTCTATTTTTAGTCGCATTAATTCTTGGAGCATTAAACTTAATAGATGTGATACTTTCGTTATCAGCACCACCAGTTGAATTACTATTAACTGTAATTGATATATTCGTAGACCCGCCAATGGTACCACTTGCAGTAAAGGTTTGAGTAATTTTACTTGATACATTAACAGCAGCACCGGTCACTACTAGATATTGAATAGTAATTATATTACCTACAGTAAGATTTTTACCTAAAATACCATCACCAAAAAATATTTGATAATTACCAATAGGGTTTTGTTCTAAAAAATACACCATATTATTACCATTTAAACCGGTAATATCGGTTGAAAGGGTATAGATATCAAATGTAGTATCGGTTGCAGAGGTTTGGACAGTAACTTGTAAAGTTGTTGTGTCAACATTATTGGCAGGAATAATATATTTTGCATCCGGTGTAGTATCAGTTACAGCAAAACTATAAGATTGGAGAGCACCTTCAATCACATCCACATTTGAAAAGGTATAAGAAGTACCAACCCGTCCAGCTGTTTTTGCTTCGTTATTTAAAAACGTATATGCAGTTCCCCCTATGGTACTAGTGAAGGGAGTATATCGATTTAATGTTAGACTAGCAGGAAGACCAGCTGGATTATTTACAACAAGAGTTAAATTAGCTTTTGAGCCCCTTGCAGATGTAGGGGTATAACCTAAATGTTTAGCTAAAGAAACAGCAGATGCTCTTTTAACTGCAGAATCCAAAAACATTTCATTCATTAGCATATTAGCTAAATAAGCATTGTAATGAGTATTATATGCTAAAACATCAAGAAGGGTAGATAGACCTGATCCTTCAAAATCATAGTCAGTAAAAGTATCTTGCGCTTTTAAGTAGGTTCTTAGATTAGTCTTGATTTGATCAAAATCAAGTTCAGCTATTCTTAAATTAGACATTATCTTACTCTTGTTATAAACGTATTAACGGTAATTGGTCGCTCGGAATTATTAAGTCTAAAAATAATATCAACACTGATATCATTTTGATCTACCCTTTCACGTATTTTTACATCTAATACTGTAGCCCTAGGTTCAAATTTAGAAATAGTATCAAATATTGATTTTTTCATAATTTGTACAGTAACTGGGGTAAAATTTTCAAATAGTAAAGAATAGATTTGACAACCAATTTCAGGATGGAAGGGACGCTCATAATGCTTAGTTGAAATTAAATTTCTAAGCGATGCCTTAACTGCGTCTTCATCCGACAACTTAGTTACATCTGCAGTAACTGGATGTTTAGTAAAGAGCAGATTTAAATCTGAGTAGGATCTTGTATTTCTTGTTGCCATTTAATTATTTATACTAGTTGGCAAAGACGTCTGATGAACAACCAACGCATTGATCTCCATCTGCTACCGAGTCTCCTGCTCTTGCAAGTGGTTTATTTTCCACAAATACATCAGGGCTACCACTAGTTATTACCCTCTGCGCGTCTACAAGGTGTGTAGTTCTACCTTTAGTATGAGTTGCAAAACTACCGCCTACTACACCAACCAAAATTCCATCGGCGTATACTGAACTTTGTCCGGTGTTTACTAAAGCAGTAGCCGGCCAGGGGTCTGCAGGATTTTCTGCAACCCCGGATGATAAATCCCCTAATCTTACAACTCCTGACATTATGCTAACTGGGATAACCCATCCGAATGTTTTTTATGATTACTAAATGTAAGGACTTGTGACCTATTTCTATCTACAGAATAGGATACATGCACCCATGGGTTATTTGTATAGTTACAGAACTCTAAAATTAACTGATCGTATTTTAACACCCGTGCAAGTTTTTGTGCAATTTCATAGTAGTCTTTTTTATTTGCACCTCTAAATTGAATATCAACGCCCTGGCCTAGCGGGTGCTGGGAGGTCTTAGCGTTTGAAGCATTACCAGGATCTCTAAATGCAGAAGATACAAACATATTAGGATATAACTTTTTAACTGGCTCTAAAACGTTAAGTGCTATACCTTGTAAATTATATACAATTTGTCCGTAAGATATACTATGTGCTCTAATTGAGTCTCGTGTAACAGCTGCTTTATTTGATAACATCTCTACAGTAAAATTTGGGGATAAGTTATAGTTACCTGGAAGTTGGGTTACCTTTTTGAGTTCAACATTAGGTTCAACAAATTGAGTTTGTTCAGAAGATATGTTAGAACTATCTAAGGTAGTAGCAGCTGCGTTTAAATCAGCAGAAGAAGCAAACCCTTGACTAATAACTAAATTATGCTGGGCAGTAATGTCATTTTCGGTTGAGGTTTCTTCCTCTAATAATAACGATACATTATCAGCTAAAGAAAGAGCAAGTGGGTCATCTTTATCGTTATCCTGAACATCTTTTCTACCACTTATTACACCAATGTTTGCCCCATCGGCTATTACACTTGGTGCTGAATCTTCAGCCTTACCAGAATTAAAGTAAACAGAACTACCTTCTACTCTGTTTTCTCCTGCAGCTTTAGAATTAATATCACCGTCGGCCTGCATATAAACAGAACCAGATAGTTTATCGTATAGGTTAATTGCTTGTACCTTAATATCAGCGTTACTTAACATATGCATGTTATCACTTGAATGCATATTTAAAGTAGCTGCTTTATAATTCATAATATTATAAGCTTCAATATTTACATTACCGCTTGCTATGTTAAACTCTTCTACAGCCGATAGGTTAAATGTGCCCCCGGCTTGGGCAGTAATGTCGTTATGACAGGTAATATTTGTATCCCCGTCAACTTCAATATTTGCATCATTACCAACATAAATGTTACAGGCACCGTTTACTGATATGTCTGCTCTACCTGCAATTGCAATTTTTCCATTACGATCTATAATTTCGTACGAAGAGCCTACCGCTCTTTTTACCATTGACCCGTTATTATCTATTTCAATAAAAGTACCCGAGCGATGGTAGATATGAAGTCTCTCGGCACCTGGGGTATCATCTATCTCGATAATATGACCAGATTCAGTTTGGGTAACTTTATTATAGGGATATGCCCCGCGGTAAGCTGATTCAGGTTGATCCCAAGCATTACCATTAGGTAGTTTTGCCCCTAACATACGACTGTTATTTTTTTCCTGAACTACAGTACCTTTAGGGTCACCTTGTGCAAGTTTATTGGTTTCAGAAGCACCTGCATATTCCTTTGTAGGGTAGTTTGCATTTGGATCAGTAAACCCGGTCTTTAATACAGCTAATTTTTCATTATTTTCTGCAGAGTTGATATCAAAGTTTTTAGCTTCTAGTAAAGCTTTATTGGCAAGAGAATTATCAAATTGTTGATTTACATTTATTTGAGCAGCAACTGGGTCCTTGGTTGAAAATAACGAAGTAATGTTATTAATGGTTACTTTAGGGTCTATATTTCTACCGAACAAAGAATCTGTAAATCCTCCAAGGGCAGTACTAATAGCACTATTAATAGTAGGGGTTAGAGATTGGGTAAGAGTTGCTGCAATACCAGCAAAATTAATTAAACCTAATTTATCTTTTGGAAGCGCTAATTTTAATTGACCTTCTAAAGCAGTTACTACCTTATCAGTAGTCTGTGAAGAAAGTTGAAATTGTATTAACCCATTTAAATTATTTTGTAACCCGGCAGAATTTAAATTACCTGATATGATATTAACTGGGTTGATATTACCTATTAAGTTTTTAGGAATATCATTCATTTGAAAATTAGCCGAACTAGCAACTTGTTGAATAATTGCCGGTGCTGATAATTCTGCTACCCTTGAAACAATAGCTCTTAGAGTAGAATCCGATATGTTTAAATTTAAAGCAATAAGCTTATTAAATAAAGAGTTCTGTAGAGAACCCTGTATTGTTGTGGCTATTAGTGATGTATCCATTATTTAATTAGTGCTAGTAATGCTTGTTTTTCTGACTTATAACGAGTCTTAACCCCATCCTTGATAGATTGGGAACTAGATTTAAACAAGGTATCGACGTTGTTTATTTTCCACTCCCCTACTATATTAATAATATCTTTATCTGTTAATTCACTCTTACCTCTCAACGTCTCTACAAAAGCCCTAACGTTAGCAGGACCAAATTGTACTGCACCTGACCAAATTAAATCTTGGACAGCTGGCCCGTACTTGGTTAAATCTAATCCATTGCGCTGTAAATTAGCTACCGCTACATCGTAATATTTACGTTTAATATAATTATGT